AACCAATAAGGAGTTAGATGACATTGTAAAAAAACTTGCGGGTATCGAGAAGTCGTTAAAATCTATCGGCTCTGGTGCTGGCAAGTTGCCTGGTGCTGTCCGTGGGGCAACAGGCGGTGGTGGAGAGCGTGGTTTAACCAAGGGCTCTACCTCAATGATGCCTCAAATGGAGAAGGTTTCATTCTCCGAAAATGTTGACGAAGACATTATTCGTCGAAGCCAAGATACCTATAGCCGTCTTGGATTAGGTAAGTTTTCAACTAGCGATAAAGCACTAGGTGTTGGTCAAGGTTTAGCACAAGCAGCCCTTGGTGTTGCTGCGGGTGGCATTATGGCAACGCCATCTATAACATCCGTACTAGCAAGTTCAGGAAACTACTTTGGTGCTTCTTTGCGTTCAAGTGGTTTGGGCTATCAGCAAATTACTGCCATGACTATGAAAGGTCTTGGAAATCTAGGTATTACTAGCGAGCAATCTCCTGGAGCAACAGCAGCAATGCTTGCTGCTCGTGGTGTTATGCCAGGGTCTGCTCAATACAACACCTTACTTCGTGAAATTGGAGGTGCTGCTCGTGGCTATAACATGGCTAACGAAAACGCAGCCCTTGCTCTTTCAGGATTAACACAAGGCCCTATGAGTGCTCGTTTGTATGGTGCAGGTATTAGCACGTACAACGCACAGACTGGACAGTTCCGTGGTGGAACTGAGGTATTCCAGCAGTTATATGACCGCATGACTATGGGTCGACCAAAAGCATCTCTGCAACAAACCATGAACAGTATTCAAGGCGGGTTCTTGCAACAAACCGCTGCAGATTTAGGAATGTCAGAAGACCAAAAGCAATTGTTCTATCAGTTCATGGTTCAAAAGGCTGGCGGTAAAGAGTCTGATTTAGCAAAGTTGGGCATTGGTGATAATCCTCTTGCATCACAAAAACGAATTGTGCAATCAGATGTTGAAACATTAAATACGTATGTTCAGCCAATGCTTAAGGGTATGGAAATGGCTGCAGACACAGTTGAAGCATTTAACCGTGGACTTCAAAGTGCAGCAGACCAACTCGGAGTGTTTGCTGGTTACGTTGGTGGTCTTGGTCAAAGCCGTGCAGGTGGTGGTATTGGTGCTGCTGCTGGTGGGCTTATTAATGGTTTACTTACTGCTGGTGGTGCGTTCTTAGGTGCTCGTGGTGGTAAGGGTATTGTTGGCGGTGTTAAAGGTCTTTTTGGAAAACTAGGTGGAATTAAAGGTCTTTTTGGAAAAGCAGGTGCTGCTGGTTTAACTTACGCAGGTTTAGAGCAAGGGCAAAAGTTCTTAAATAAAGCAAATGTTCCAGATGAAGTTCGTTATATTGCAAATCTTCTTTATGACATGGGGCAGGGCGGTCTTACTGGATTAGCCACAGGTAATCCGCTAGTTGGTCTTGGTGGTGTTGCAGCAGGTACTGCAGGTGCGGTTGCAAATCCTTACGGTAAAGGTGGAGCAAACACCACTCCAATGGGCGGTTCTTTTGGTGCTAATAATGCCTCTGGTTCTAACGCAATTTCTCCAATTATGGGCGGTGTTGTAGGAACTCCTTACGGTGCTAAAGGAAAGATGTGGAAGGGCTCTCACAGCGGTGATGACTACCCAACTCCTGTCGGCACTCCTGTTGTTGCAGCGATGGACGGTGTTGTCTACAACGACAACCCTAGCCAGGAATACGGAAAGACTGTTCAACTAGACCATGGAAATGGCTATCAAACTTTGTACGGTCACCTATCAGAGGTTTTAGTCTCTGTTGGTCAAACTGTTAAAAAGGGACAAACAATTGCTAAGTCTGGTGATACAGGAAACGTTGATGGACCTCACTTGCATTTTGAAGTTCGCCGTGGAAAGAACAACCCAGTTAACCCTAAAGAACTTGTAGGTAACTCAACCATTGGTGCTGGTGTAGTTGGAGGCGCAGCACTGCAACTAGACACAGAAGGACTAAAGAGTTCTGAAGTACAACTGTCTAAGTTGTTCGGTTCTGGAACAACCAACGCTCTTCTTAAATCAGGTGTAATGGTTGGCGGTTCTGGCTCTGTGGGGTCAGCAAGTTCTGGCGGTACTGCAAAGACCGTGCTTGCAACAGGTAGTGAAAAAGAATGGGCAACAACCCTACTACAAAAAATGGGTGCACCTGTCACAGAAAGTTCTATTGCTGCACTTACTACATGGGCACGTCATGAAGGCGGTCACTGGCGGTCACTGGAAGAACAGCGCAAACTATAACCCTCTAAACACAACCCTTGACATGAGCAACAACGAGTCAATGAACAGCGTTGGAGTCAAACGCTATAAGTCTTGGGAAGAAGGCTACGCTGCAACTATCGGTACTCTGACAGGGAAAAATGCTGATGCTCGTGGTTACACAGCAATTGTTAATGCTCTTAAGGGTGGAGCCTCGACTGAATCAATTTTGTCTGCAATTAATAACTCTGCTTGGATGACAGGTAAGACTGGTGAGAACAGATATAAGTTCCAAGGTGGACCTACGAGTCTTGGCGTTGCAACTCCTTCTGTAAACAGCGGTGGGGGAAGCGGTGCAACAGTTGTTATTAACGCAACATTCTCAAAAGCAACCGAAGCAGAGGCATATCAACTTGTTCGCCTTGTTAAGGCTGAACTTGAAAAAGATGCTTCTATTAGAACGATGGGTAGGTCATAATGCCTGGCAAAATTCAAATAAAGTATGACCTTGCAATTAAAGATTACAAGTATGCTGAAGAACAACGTCGCTTTTTTAAAAAACGTGTTGAATCTCAAAAAGACAGTGTTCAAGACGTTGAAGCAAAACTTGTTAAAATGGAAAAAGACCTACTTGCTGCAAACAAAGTCTACGTTTCTACCGCAAAGGCTTGGACTAATGACCCAACTAACACAGCCAAAAGAGGAGCATATAAAAATGCTCAACTTAAAGTTCAAGATATAGAGAAGCAAAAAGCAGCCTTAAACATTAGGCTAAACGCTGCTAAAAGTGCTTTGTCTTCATATAGCAGTGTTTTAACTAAGTTGACTGACATTACAAACAAAACAAGTCAGGGACTGCTTACTACTGACAATCCTGGAAACTCAAATGGTGAAAACGCTATTGGTAGCCCCACTATCATTGAGAGGTACTACTACAACGCTCCAGCAATGAACTCTGTGTACTTTACGAATAACTCGTTACAGACCAATCTAACCTCATCACAAAAAGCAGTACCATCAACAATGTTGAATGCTTTAACAGACGCTTTTAAAACACCTAATGGAAATCGCGGTGTAATTCAAACCTATTCACTAACAGCAAAACAGTTGCAAAAACAACTTAGCGACAAACAAAAAAAGTCTGGGTACGACACAAAACCTTATGGGTTTAGGTTTCACTACAACCCAACCAGCATCAGTATGACGTATGGCTCAATGGATAAACTTGCTCCAGAGTTAATGAGAGATGAAATGCAGAATTTTAATGCCGTTACACCGATTAACGTTGGCGGTATAAGTTTTGAAATTTACCTTAATCGTATTGATGACCTTTCCTTTATTAAGTCAAATGGAACTTTAAGTTTAGGAAACCAAACATTTGAGTCTGCTATTCTTTACCCAGAAACAGTAGACCCATCAGAATTAAAGCAGATATATCGAAAAGGAACGATGTATGACCTTGAGTATCTTTTCCGTGCAATCCATGGTGGAGGTAATGATTACACAAGTATTTTGCGTGGAAAGACATCTGATTTAGGCTGGATTTCTCGTGCTGCTGTAGAAGTACACCTCGGTGATGGACTTCGATTCTTGGTATCTCTAAACAACATAGGCGTTAATCACGTTCTCTTTAACGACAGAATGGTCCCAATGCTGACTGTAATTACTATTCAAGGGTCACGTTTCATGGACTCTCCTATGGATAATAAGAAAAAGAAGTAAGGAGATACTTGTGATTTACTTAGATAGTCGCTACGCAGATGGAAGCATCTTTAAAGCCTATAACACTACAAAATTGCAGTACGACTTAACTGTTTTTCGTAAATTCCCTGATGTTGTAACCCCTGTTGTTTATTACCAATGGGTAGAGGGAGACCGTATCGACAAGGTTTCTTCTAAGTACTATGGTGACCCAGAGTATTGGTGGCAAATTATGGATGCTAACCCTGAAATCTCTAATCCATTTGAAATCAATCCTGGAACAATTTTAAGGATACCAAATGTCTCTTGATAATCTTCCAGAAGGATACCAGTCTCGGTTTAACACAGTTTACTCTGTGTCATTCCCTGAATTTCCGACTTTTAAATACCAACCGTACAAAATCAACATTATTCAAGAAGAGCGAAGTCACGATGTTGCTATTCTTAGGTTTCAAAGACATACTCCTTGGTATCACAAAGCCTTAAAAACAGGGACATTGGTGAAGATTACTTGGCAAAATAATAGAAAAGCCAAGGGGTCATTTTACGGGCACGTTGTTTCTCACAAAAGAACTCGTGCTGCTCAAGTAGACCACGAAATTGAGGTTCGTTGTGTTGCTGCGTCTTTCCCTTTAAAAAACAGTGTGTCAAATACTTGGGTAAACAAAACAATTCCAGAAGTAGTCAACGATATTGCCAAAAAGAACAAAATGAAAGCAGTAGTCACCCCGCATCAAGGACGATTCTCTCAACTATCCCAATACGGAATGTCATACTGGGAGTTCTTGCACGAATTAGCGTACAAAGTTGGTTACGCAATGTGGGTAGAAAACACTACGATTTATTTTAGGTCTTATGACGAAATTATTGAGAAAAACCGTGGTGCAATTCCTCTTTTAAAGTTTGAAGAAGACTTTATCCCTCCATTTCACACTTCTGTAGAACGTACACTAGACAAGTTTGAGCCAATGGTTAGCGATTTTGTTGAAGACTCAGACCAACCAGTTCGCTCAACAAAGACTTTGACAGGGGTGGACCCAATTACAGGAAAGTCTTACTCCTCAAACAATCAAGCCAAAAAAAGCCTAAAGAAGAATGCTGCACAAGTTCTTTTTATTGACAACAGCAGCCTAGACGTAGCCAACAGTAAGCCTTTTGCAGACTCTTTAACTAAAGCCAAAGCGGAACGAACACGCTTTCAAATGCCAGCCAACTTTTACGCTCAAGGAGACCCTCGTATTCGCCCATTTAATCTTGTTGAGGTATCTGGGGTTGACTCGACTACGGATGGGTATTGGCTAGTTAGGTCAGTTATTCACACTATGACTAGAGACGGTCACTACTTTGCTGATGGTGTTGTAGTTAGCGATGGGCGTGGGGAAACTACTAAGGGAAAAAGTCGCACAAAAGGAAACACCACAATGCCCGTGCTTAACCTTACGAATTTTGGAAATAACGATAATTTGTCTTTTCCAAAATCCCCAACACCATCAAAAAACGTGTTTATGTACAACGAAACTCAAAGCGGGTACACGTTAACTAATCAGACTTGGAAGGTTTAATATGGCTGAAGTTGCTATCTCCTTGCCGTTTGGACTAAATGCTTACGGCTCTGTTAACTTTACTCAATCTCAATCTAAGATTTGGTCTGACCGTGTTTTATCTGTAATTGGCACTCTAGTTGGAGAACGTGTTATGCAGACTACTTTTGGGACTGAGATTGCAAACAGCCTTTTTGCTTCAACTCAAAGGATGGAAGAAGTCATCCCAGTAGAGGTTGAAAAGGCTTTTGCTACCTATCTTACAGAACTTACTCTTGTAGACACTATAATTAACTCTGACCCAGACAATGGAAGCGTTTATGTTGACATCGTTTATGGGTTGCCAAATGACGAACAAAGAAACACTGTAGTAGCACTGGTTGCTATCGCAGGTAAAAACCCACCAGTTCAGGAGAACCTATAATGGCTGATGAAACACCCGTAACGGTTGATTACACAAACCGAGATTACTATGCAATTCGTGAAGAACTTATTGCACGAGTTAAGGATAGAATTCCTGATTGGTCTGGAACTGACAACGCTGACTTTGGTCTTGCTTTAGTAGAAGCATTTGCCTACATGGGAGATATTGCAAACTACTACATTGACCGCGTTGCAAACGAACAGTTTATTGCTACAGCAACACAACGAGACACCCTATTGGCAATCGCTGAAACCTACGGGTATGCTCCTTCAGGCTACAAAAACGCTACCGTCTTTGTAACTTTCTACAATAACTCAAACAGTATTGCAACAATACCTGCTGGAACTCGTGTTCAAGGCGAAGTAGTAACAGACACTGCGGTTCAAACAGTTACCTTTACAACTCTTGACGAAGTTCAAATCCCAGCATTTGCAAATGGTGCACGAGGTGAAGAGTTTACACTTTGTGAAGAAGGGCTGTACAACACTGTTGAAGCAGGTAATTCATACGGTGCTTTATTGGGAAGTTCTGATGGAACAAGTGACCAAACCTTTGACATTGATGATGACCCAGTAGTGGCAGACAGCATTGAGGTATACGTTGAAAGTGGAAGTACTTTTAAGAAGTGGACTAAAGTCCAACACTTAATTGATTACGGCCCAAATGACAGCGTATTTACAACACGATATGACAAGGATAATCGTCTTTTTGTTCTATTTGGTGACGGTGTTTCAGGAGCAATTCCTACCGTTCACTCAGCAATTCGTGCTAAATACACTGTAGGTGGTGGAAGTATTGGCAACGTTTCTACAGGAGTTATTAACAACCTTGTATATGTTCCAGGACTTTCTGAGTCTCAGATTGCAGCACTATCAGGCGTAATTGATGTGCTCAATAACAGTACTGCATCAGGAGGTTCAAACCCTGAATCAAACGACTCAATTCGTAGAAATGCTCCAAAGTTCCTTCGTACATCTGGTCGTGCAATTACCCTTGAAGACTATGAAAACCTTGCACTCTCTGTAGACAACTGCGGTAAAGCAAAGGCTGTTTCAAGTGGTTGGACATCTGTAACTATGTATGTTGCTCCAGAACGTGATGACACCGATGGTGACCCACACCCAGGAGTTGATGACGCGGGTGTAGCAACAATTGAGTGGAACAACATGCGTGACACAGTTGTCTCATTCTTGTCTGATAGAACTTTGGCTGGAGTGTCACTAACGATTACTCGCCCAACTTATGTCCCTGTAACAATGAACATCCAATACACACGTGACCCTCAGTACACACAAGCAACAGCAGAGTCAAACCTTCGTTCCGCGTTGGTTGATAACTTTAGTTACAACTATGTGAACTTTGGCGAACTCATTACGGCTCAAGATGTTGAGTTTGTGGTGCAGAACATTGCGGGTATTACACGAGCAAAATGCCAGTTCCTTTTCAAGAGTGGTGGCACACCAAGCCTTACTCAAATCCAAGCATTGGATAACGAAATCCTCACCTTTAGTGAAGCAGATGTCCTTACCTTTAGTGAAGCAGATGTCCTTCTTGAGGTGATGTAATGGAAAACGGCGACTCCCAAAAGTTTTATGGGATGTACCGTGGGATTGTTATGAAGAACAAGGACCCAGAAGGTCATCGCCGTATTCAGGTGAAGATTCCACAACTTAGTGGAGGCGACACTATTACTCAAGATTGGCCTTGGGCTTGGCCTTCCTTTAACTCTGGTCAACGCCCCTACCTTCCAGAAGTTGGCGAAGGTGTATGGATTCAGTTTGAGTCAGGTGACCCTGCCTACCCAATCTGGACAGGCTCTTTTGGCAAGAACTTAAAGGCAAACAAGCACATCACCATCAATCCGTTGGCTGACACAATAGTAACCACAAACATCGAAGACCTAGTTAAGATTGACAGGCGACCAGACGGTACTAAAGAAGTTGACTTAACCTCTACAGTCATTAACTTAGCAGAGCAAAGTTTTTATGGCTCTTTCTATAGCACCCAGACTCAACAGGGCGGTGCTAACGCTGCAGTTACCCTCAATCAAACTGCTGCTTCTAAAGGGGTGTCTATAACTTCTAGTTCTAGAGTTACTTTTGCCCATGAGGGTGTTTACAACGTTCAGTTTTCTGCTCAGTTAGATAAGACAAACTCTGGGTCAGACCAAGCAGAGTTTTGGTTTAGAAAAGACGGCTCAGATGTGGCTTGGTCAAACACCATCGTCAACATCGATGGAAACAACGCCAAGTTAGTAGCAGCCTGGAACTTCTTTGTCACTATTACAGCCCCAAACCAGTACGTCCAACTCTGGTGGTATACCTCAGATACAAACGCCAGACTCTATGCTCAAGCAGCAAGTGCTCGTCCTGGCATCCCGTCAGTTATCTTGACCGTTCATCAAGTGCGGTAGTTCAGGCAGTCAAACCCCCCAAAGTTAGAGAAAATAGCAAGGTAGATTAGGAGAAGATAAATGGCTGCTGTATACCCATCTGGGGTGAAGTCCTTCCAAAACAAGACTGACTTTACCGACATCATTTTGGCAGAGCACATTAATGCTATTCAAGATGAAGTAACCGCTGTAGAAGCATCGATTGGTGTATCCCCTAACGTATCTGGTGGATACGTAGGTTCTTTTGACGACCAGACCATTACCTTCGCAACCCTATCTGCTCGCATTGCTAATATCGAAAAGGGTATTAAGGGCGATGTTCACACCCAGTACTTAAAGTTTACTGGCGGAACTTTGCAACCAGCCAACTCTGGAAGCATTCCTTTAACACTTCAAGGCTTTACAAGTCAAGCAGCGGACTTGCTTCGTTTTACAACTTCCACTGGAACAGTATTAACTAAAGTCGATAAAGACGGAAAAGTTATTGTTAACAATCAAGAACTTAAGCCAATTATTATGGGCACTACTCAACCAGATGCTGTTGCACTAGGACTTCCTACAGGAACAATTTGGGTTGATTCAGATTCAACTCCTCCTGTACTTGCTGCTGATACAACTCTTCAAATCACTGGAGGAACTCTACAAGGAGACCAAGCACTTACCTCACGTCTTCGTAACATCACGGTCTCAACTTCAGACCCAACTGGTGGTAATAACGGAGACATCTGGATTAAGTACGTCCCGTAGGAGACACACATGGCTATCGGCTCTAGAGTATCGGGTAACCTTAAGTCTGCTTCTGGGCTATTTGCAAAAGTAAATGGCGGTTGGAAGAAGGCTCAATTCGGCTACGTAAAAGTTGCAGGTGAGTGGAAGCAGTTTTGGGCAGACAAACTAGAAGACGACTTTGGTAGAGCCAATACCCAAAGTGGTTTAGGTGTTTCACTTTCTGGTCAAGCGTGGGCTGTTTTAAGAAGCCTATGGCAGATTAACAGCAACGCTGCCAACACTACAGGTAGTAAATCTGACTTTCCGTTAGCAAATGTTGACCTAGGGTTTATTGATTTTGAACTTGAAGCAAACGAATTAACTCCAGGCACAGGGGTTGCAATACGAGTTCAAGATGCAAATAACTGGTGGGGCGTAGTTCCTTTCTACAACCAAACTGCTGAATCCTACACATTTTGCGTTCAATCACAGACTGTTTCGTACTGCATCGCTGCTTGTACTACTCCTTCTGGCTACACTTTAAGATGCGACCCTCCTAATACCTTAATAACAGGAGAAGAATTCGGCACTATTTGCCCATCAGGTTATGTAATTGGTGAACGCATTGAGTTAGTTGAAGTAGGTCAAGATTGCCCAGACCCTTATTACCAACAGGGTGCGTGTGAAACAGTAGTAATTTGTGATTGGGTTTATGTTGGCGGTTATGAAGTTGTTAGACGAGTCTGTATGCCTGAGTTGGTTTGTCAGTCTGGAGGAATTGTTTATCCACCTTGTGAAACCCTCTATGAAGAACAAATCGTTGAGTTTGAGTATTGCCCAGGTGGTGAGCAAATCGGAGTAATAGGTACTTTTGAGGAGTGCAGTCCTGATGGATTCACAAACGTACCTACATACGCTTGCTGCCAAGCAGGTACTTTTGAACAGTGTATTCAGACAGGCACTGGGATTAACTACACCAACTTCTACTATCTACAGGTAATTAAAATGGAAAACGGTGTTTTCTCTGTTGTGAACTCAGTTCAAGTCCCTGCTCGGTGGAGTGCTGTAAAAGTTGTAGGTAACCTGAATACCTTAACGGCAACTGCTTACACCGACAGTCTTTACACTAACGCCATAGGTACGTTTACCACAAACTCTTTCCTTGCAACAGGCACTGGCTACGGTGTAGTGTCTCGTGCAAGTAACTTTGAAGATGGTCGTACAATAGGCTCAATAAAAGTTAAAGCGTTAGGACAATAATATGAGTAAAAGACCATGGGACATTTGGAAAGAAAAGCACGCAGGAGACCCTGCTCGTCCGTGGGATTTAGTTAACCCAAAAATAGGGCGAGTTGATGACGAGACCTACGAGTATCGATACACAAACCATTGTTTGAATTGCCCTCACCTTATTCAAGCCACTAAAACTTGCAAGAAATGCGGTTGCTTTATGACTAAAAAGGCTGAATTGCCACATGCTTCATGCCCCATAGGTAAGTGGGGCTCTGTTACAGTATCTACCGAAGGAGAATCAAATGACTGAACCAATCAAAAGACAGGTTACACCTGTCAACCCAGCCGTATCAAAAAACCTAGCATTTATCCTTGATGGTGAAGTTCAGGTGGTTATGGGTACAGATGAACGTCATGCTGCTGTGTTTCTTAGCAATCCAACAGTTGTTGAGTTTACACGTGGTGCAGAAAACAACCCACAAATTGGTTGGAAATGGGACGGCACAAACTTCACACCACCAGTTAGCGAGTAACTATGCCTAATTACAGAGAAGTCAGAGTATGGAGCGGTACAGAGTGGGAAGCACTAGCAATTGCTTACCCTGATTTAACTGCGTTTGCTAATAAGACAACTAGCAACACGTTTTCTGGAACTAACACTTTCAATGCTCCGATTGTTCGTCCTGCTCAAATCCCTACAGCCTTTGAGGTCGGCACAGTTAACCTGACTACTTCGGCTAACGGTGACTCTCTAATTATTGGAACTAAAAACTTTGATTTAGGGCGTTTTACTCAAACTCCTTTTGTTATTGCTACTGTTAACTTCCCAACAACAGGTGTGAATGGTTTTGTTACTGTAAAGTCAACTTCAACAACTTCTTTTGGATATGAAGTAGATATGAATGTCCCTGTTCAAAACAGTAACTCAGGTACGGGTTTTCCTCTTAAGATTTCTTATTACGCTATTCAATTAACTGTGTAGGTTCCTAGATGGCAAAGTATTTAGGTGCTGTCTATCGTGGTGCGGTTTACGGAAACCCACCACGACTTATATTCAATGCGGAGCCTATGGAGGCATCCGCTGTTGACTATGGAAAAATATCAGTTTATTGGAATGCTCCTTCAGGTGAGTTTTATAAAATTCGCCTTGTTAGAAACAATGATAACTTTCCCGAGACTGAAGAAGATGGCGTAATCCTTTGGGAACAAGCGTCTACAACTTCTTTAAGCGGATTAGTTGGTCGCAATAGTTTTATTGATGGTCTGGATAACTTCCAAGACGACAGTACTTCTAATGACCTACCTGTAACAACAGGCCAATTTATCTACTACACAATTTGGTTGTTTACTAACAACAATGTGTGGATTCCAGCGGGTTATGCAACAGCCTTGATGCCAGAAAATCGTGGAAGTCAAAAAACACTATTTGAAATTCTCCCAAAGGTTTACACAAGTCCAGAACAAAGCCCTACAGGAATCCCTAATCCAAACAGTTTTATCTACACTTTCTTAGAGGGTTTTTCTTTCACCTACGACCAAATCTTAACTTATGCAGAGTTAGTTAAGCCATCGTATGGTCGACGTAAAACACCTCCAACACTTCTTCCTGCTCTTGAAAATAGTCTCGGATTAAACCCAGAACGTGGATTGCCATACCGCAACCAAAAGAAGTTAATCCGTGAAGCAATTTATCTTTACCAAAACAAGGGAACACTCACAGGTATTCAAAACTATATTGAAGCACTCAGTGGCTACAACCCAACAGTTACTCAGTCTCCAAACCTTATGTTAGATACCCAAGATTCTTCTTTTACTAAAAGTATTGGACGTTGGCAAAAGACGTACGGCACATTAACAGCCGTTAGCACTAAACCTGGACCAACAGGCACTAACGCAATTGACACTGTGTGGTCAGGACGCATGGTTACTGCTGCTTCAGTCGTCACCTTCAAAGCACGTCTAAATAACGTTGCAACACTTACAACAAGTGCTGCTCACGGATTAATTGTTGGAGACTCTGTTGCTGTAACAGGTGTTGATTCCACCTTTAACGGCAATTTTTCTGTCGCATCTGTCCCAACACCAACAACATTTACTTACGCAAACACAGATGTAAACGTTAGCCAAATCGCTGCTACTGGCTCAGTTTCAAACACTTCAACGATGTCTCTTGGACGCGATAATCCTGTAAAAAATGGTATACCTGTTAAAGCAAGTACTTCCTATAAATTTACATATCACGCTGCATCTGATTCAAACGGAAGCCTTGTTGCTCAAATCTTTTGGTATGACTACCTAGGTGCTCAAATTGGAACCGCTGTAGAAGGAACTGTTTTTGGAACAACAGGCGTGTATCAAAGAATTGAGCAGACCGCTACCTCTCCTTCAGGTGCTGTATACGCAGGTCTTCGAATTATTTTCCGCAATCAGAACTCTTACAACATCGACATGGTTCAATTTGGCGAAACGTCAAAAGTGTCAACGTTTGATGAGGCTAGAGCCTTTGACGTATTTCTTGAGCCACGCAAAGTAAACATTATTGCTAATCCTTCTTTTGAAACAAACACAGATAACTGGACAACAAACTCAACTAAAGCACGTGTTGCAGATAAGCCAGCAGGTCTGCCAGGAGCCTATTCCATGAGGTTATCTGGACAAAATACTTTGTTGGTATCTACAAATGCAAACAAGTTCCCCACCACATACAAATTAACAGAGGGTCAGACTTACACCTTTTCCTGTTACCTTAAAGCATCTGCAGCAGTATCAATAAATTTAAACATCACAGCATCAGATGATGATGGGCCTGATTCAGATACCGCAGCAGCAGTCGCAGCATTGACTACTGACTGGAAACGCTACTCTGTCTCTCTTTTTATACCTGAAGGGCTTTCTACAAATGGCAATATCACCCTTGCTGTAGGTCTATCAGGAACTTTGACGGGACAAAGTATTTGGATGGATGCAGTTCAAGTCGAACAATGGGTTCCTTACAACGCCCCATACAGAATCCGCTCCTTCAAGGGACTCGAAGGCACAAGCGACACAGTAATTTAGTTTTTGCGGGAGTAGGAGTATTGTGCTCCTATGACCACACTAATAGACATCCTCATCACAGCCCTTGGAGTTGCTTTCTTCATTGGGCTTATCGACGCATTCTTCGAACTCCGTAAATCAAAGGGTTTTGTTGGGCTTCCATTTGCAGTCGGAATCCTGTACCTCATGGGTTATTGGACTCTTGATTTCTTGGTGCTTGCACCAGCCTCTACATTTGTAGCGTTAGCGATTATCTCGTTGCTTGACCGCCCTGCAATCATTCAGCCAACAAGGAGATATTAATGAGACTCATCATTATCGGTTCAGCAGATGACATCGACGTAACCATGGGTTTGCGAATGCTTTTAGACAAAAAGACATTTACAGAAATCCTTATGCCAGACGCAGAGCCAAATGAAACCTACGACCAAGTAGTCATGACTGCAGAAGAACGGGGTATTCCCGTTCGCCAAGGCGGAACTATTGATTCCATCATCGAGGACTTGCTTCCAGACGATGTAGTGGCTTTTGCGTGGGATGACTCAGAGGAAGCCTTTGAAACCGTCTTGCAATTAGGCGGAGGCAAAAACGAACTTTGGGACATCTCAGATGGTTTGGCTATCGTAGACATTGAGACAGAGGCTTTAGAAGAACATTTAAGCCATGTCATCGAAGACTTCGTAGATTCCCTAACCGCAGTCGTCTACAAAATGGTTATGGACAACATCAACGGAGAGGGTCGGTTTAAATACCGCAAGCCTGAATGAGCCAAGAACTAACCCACCACCAATTCCGACTACTTGTAA